GAACGAGTAGGCGAATGTGGTGATGCCAAGAAGGGTGAGCCATACGCTGCTTGCCTATCAAAGCAAAAAGCTGCCAAACTCGGAAAAAAGAAAATAGGAAGTTTTGTTGAAAGAAAAAGAGCCGCACAATCAGAGGCTGGTCGTGGTAAAAAGGGATCTGGCGGTAAGGGAAAGAAGCCAATCAATGTTGATACTGGGGTTAACGAGCAATATGATGTTGATAAGAAAGGTCCATCAATGACTCCTGGCCAAAAAATGAATATCGATAAGCGCAATAAGAGATTTAAGACTCCTCCGTGCGCCATAGATAATAAAGAGGTAGAAATGCCAGAAGACTATTCCATAAGCGAAGAAAAAAATCCAAAATTGAATAAGCCCATGAAGGGTGATGTCAAAAAGTTTAAAGTTTATGTCAAAAACGAAAAAGGAAATGTCGTTAAAGTAAACTTTGGAGATAAAAATATGGAAATCAAGCGTGACGATCCAAAGCGCAGAAAAAATTTCCGTGCTCGTCATTCGTGCGATGATAATCCAGGACCTAAGACAAAGGCTCGTTATTGGAGCTGCCAAATGTGGCGAGGCGATAAATCAGTAGGTCAGATGCTAGGAGAAGCAAAAGATCTTGTAGAAAAAAATAAACCAAAAAGCAAGAAAAAATGGGCATCATGCAAAACACAAGCTAAGAAAAAATTTGATGTATATCCTAGTGCTTATGCTAATGCATGGGCTTCAAAATGCTATAAAGAAAAAGGTGGAAAATGGAAGTCTATAAAAGAAGATATGGCTGCGTACATAGATTCTTTAGAAATTGATAATTCTGAAGATGCTACGAAAGAATTGAATAGAGCTGCTTTTAAAGATATAAAGGCAGAAAAACCAGATTTACCGTCAATAAAAGTATTAAAAAATAAAAAACCTACAAATAAAATTCGTTTAGAATACTTTAGAGATTTGCTAAATATAGCAAAGGAATTAAATGAAGAAATTTAAAGAAATAATAAAGCTATTAGAATCTGAAGCAGTTGACGGTGGTGGATTTGCAAATCCATTTCAACCATCCAAAACAACAAGAAGCGCAGCAAGTGATTTTGGTGTTCACAGAATAGAAAATGATACTCAATTAAATAGAGTAAAAGCATTTCTTTCTTCATTTACTGGTAGAGAATATCTAGATCCTAGAGGAGCACTATCTCTTCTAAGAGCCAAAATGAATATTATAGGTCTAGATTTTGATTTTACACCAAAAACAAAATTGCTAGCAAGCCCAGAAGGACCAAATACATTTAAACTAACTAGATTTGGCGGAACATTTGGAACTACTCCAGAACATGATTTAAGTAAAGGTTTTCAAGTAACTGATGGTATTTCTGAATTTAATGGTGGTAAGGGATTACTAATGGTAATTGAAGTAATTATAACTCCAAATCATTTATACAAATTTGACATTTCGGTTATACCTGGATGATAAAGATATTAAGTGAAGAAAACTTCGATTTATTTGCAAAGTTAAAGTATAATAATCCTGCTTGTGCTTCAATCGAAGAATTTAATGATGATATAAAAAGAATTAAATATATCAAAAGACTTTTTCAAAAATTTGATGATGAAAAAGTACTTAAAGATAATTTAATAAGTAATCATATTTTAATTTTATGTAATCTTTTTGGAAATGAATCTGCTATCAGAATGATATTTTTTAAAATAGAAAAAAAATATCATGGTTTTATAAAATCTTTTATAGATTATCTTAATATAAAAATAGATTCAATACCAGAAATAGACATAAATTTATTAGCTCCTGATGCAAGAATAACAAGAATTTTAAATAAAAAGGAAAAAATAAAAAATGACTGATATTCAAGAGGGAATAGGAGCATCATCAACAATGGTAAGAAGTTTTACCATTTATAAATTTTTATCAATGCTAGCTACTCCTTACACTTCATTTGAAGCATTTAAAAGAGGAATAATTGATAAAAATGGTAAATTTGTAAAAGATCAAGATCCTATATTTGGTACTAGAAAAAATTTAGATCTTTTACAAACAAATAATTCTGCATTTTCACGCTTGATTAAACCATCTATGCAAAAAAATGCTGAAATAGATCCTCTAGAATTGTTAATAATAAAACTTAAAAATATAATAGACACATCATCACAGCCAGGACTTAAAACATCATTATCAAATGAATTATCTACATTTAATTACTTTTTGAATGAGATGTATAAATATGATGTTTTACCTCACGAATCATTATATCTTCTTGAAGATCATTGTATGAAAAAAGGATTTTCAGTAATTGATACACTTATTGAAGATATGTCAGTTGGAGCTGGTGGTATTTCGGGATTGAGCATAACTGACATAGTTGGTCCTAAAAAGAGAAGAAAAAAGTCTCCTATGTTTAGGAGAAATGAATATCCTTCTATATTTGAAAGTCAAGCTACACAGGATACAATGCCAGTAGAAGGTGGGGGACCAGATACTGGGCCAAAACTATTGCCATATGATTGGACTACTAGGGATATTTGGGGAAATGGAATTCCTGATTGGCAAGAAGATTTAAATACAGACTCAGATTTAGATGGTGATGGAATTCCAGATATGGTTGACAATGATTTAGATGGTGATGGAATTCCAGATTATATGGATAAAGATGATGATGGTGATGGTATGCCTGATTATACTGATGGTTATCCTAGATTGCCAGGACCATTTTCTACAACCCCTTCTCAAGTAGAGCAACCACTTCCTGATATTCCTAAATTTAATCCTTATAGACCTACTATACCAAAAGATATTCTCGGACGAATCAGAGAAGTTTTGGGGCGAGAGCCTACGAGAGAAGAGGAAAGACAATTACTTTTGAGGTATTTTCATGATTTGGCGGGGAGATATGGACAGGTGTGGCAAGATTGTATAAATAGCGGAGGAAATTGTGACGCACTTAAAAATTTAATGGAAAATCTAATTTTATACATTCATTATCTACAATACGAATGGTCTTAATAAGAAAAAAGGCGAATAATAAATGAATAGTAAACTTTTTCTATCCTACCTTCAAGGAATACAGTCAAGCGATAAATCATAATATAAATAACTCTGGAGGTTATTATGCCGACTGAGTTGATTTCATTGATAGGCGGAAGCCTTACTGGATTTTTGTTTCGATTCATGGCTCAGAAGAGTCAGGATCAAAAAGAGCTATTTGAACGCCTAATTGCTGCCAACAAGCAGACTACCGAAAATCAGGATAAGGCGGCTCAAAGAGTTCCCCTTGATGTCGGCAAGGGAGTTCGTCAGCTAATCGTTCTAACTGTTCTTTTTGGAACCATTGCTGCACCATTCATTCTACCATTCTTTGGTGTTCCTACCTTCGTAGAGGTTGATTCAACAAACCCAGAAGCATTGTTTGGCCTATTCCCAGAGACTGCAAAGAAGTATTTTGTTGAGATTAACGGATACCTTTATACATCTGAAAATCGTCAAATACTCGTAGCGATTGTCGGTTTCTACTTTGGCACTGCTGCCGCAGGGAGGAAGTCATGAAGAAGATCTGGGCATTAGTTTTAGTTCTAGCACTTGTCTTTGCAGGATGCGACACCACTCCAGAAATCATTCCAGACATTACTGGCGATAATGTTATAATGATGGACATCAAGAGCCAGATAGAGCACAACAAGACGGTAAAAGATGACTATGGCTGGGTAATCTGGTATCTACCAGTTCTTTTCTTGGTTATTGCTTGGGGATATAAGGAATTCTTCACTAAGAAAAAAAGCGAATAATAAATGAATAGTAAACTTTTTCTATCCTACCTTCAAGGAATACAGTCAAACAATCAAAATTTAGTTTCTTTTCAGAATTCTTTGAGAAAAAATTCTTGGCAGAAGCCAATATGCATTTTTGAAATAACTGTTACTCCTGGTTCTAATTCAAACGATACTGGAGGACTTGGGGGTCCAGGAGGAGGAGGAGCTGGCGTATTTGATCCAAATTGGATGCCTGAAGTTCCTTATGACGATTCGTTGCCAAATGTTTTCAGACCTTCTTCTGATCAAAAACCTGATGACAATATTGATCCTTACGAAGAAAAACCAGACAATCTTAGTAAAAAAGAGAGAAAAGAATACGAAGAACAACTTGAGGATTTAGAAGAAATTTTCCAAGAATTATGGAAAGAATATGAGAGTTGCCAGAATTCTGGTGGAAATTGTGATACTCTTTATAGACAAATAAAAGAATTACTGGAACAAATGTGGAATTTAAACAATATATTAGGAAATAATAATCCACTTCCACCTTGGGAAGATCATGATGGTGATCGAATTCCTAACAACGAAGATGATGATTTCCCAAGAAAACCAGAGCCAGGAGGAGATTGGGATAGTAATGGTGATGGTGTGCCCGATACTTACTTTAATTATGATACTGATGGTGATGGAATTCCAGATGCTTACTATTTTGATACTGATGGAGATGGAATTCCAGATACTCCTCTACCAGCAGGTTTGAAATGGGATAGTGATGGAGATGGTATTCCAGATACTAGATTAAATCACGATTCTGATGGAGATGGAATTCCAGATGCTTTCTTTTATGATTCTGATGGAGATGGAATTCCAGATACAATTTACTATGATTCTGATGGAGATGGAGAGTTAGATACTTCTGTACCTGTAAATAGCTGGAATTGGCCTAATTAATAAAAAAAAAATAAATTAATTTATTTCTTTGTAATTATATTTACAAATGTAATAGGAATCCACGATATCTGATATTGGATTGCCTATTTCCTTTTTAGTATCGTTCATATGAAATCGTAGATCTACTCCAGTTTCTTCGACAAATGCCTGAAACATTTCTGGTTTTCCTGCATTGCCTTTGCCTGTGGCAAATTTTTTAACTTTGGTTGGTTGAACAACATCCAAAGGAATAGAATTTTGCCAAAGTTTGTATTTGAGAATACCAGTATTTTCTGCAATATGAAAGACTCTTCCTTTTGCCCCGTAAGCATAATCTTCAAGAGCTACCATATTACATCCTATTAATAAATCTACTGCCCAATCTGATATACTATCGTATCTACCACACTCTGCGGTATAGTCTGGAAACAGTTCTCCACGAATATTATTGTTAAACATCGTGGCATTCTTTTTTATATCTGTTAAGAAATAAAAGGAGCAGTTTTTATAACAAAATTCCCCATGCAAAAGTCCATTGAATAGACAGATGCATGGGGAAGTTAAAGAGTAATCAATTCCGGCGATTATCACATATTATTTAGTCAGATCCACAATCTCGCAAGCTCCTGCGGTGCAACTAAAAGTCTGGGTTCCGGTAGTATTATCTTCCTTTTCGTAGTTGGATAGGTCTGACCAATCAACATCAGAGGGAAGTTTAGCCAGTAGTGCTTCATACTGCTCCTTGGTGCAGTCTTCGTATGGAGCCTGACGGTAAGTATGATCTGAGTGTGGAAGGAATGAAATACCACTGATCTCATCGAAGTGAGCATAGACCCATGCTCCTACTTCCATCCATTCCTCATCACGAACAGTTACAGTAATGCTAGGCTTGTGTTCGCACCAGTACTGCTGATAGGTCAACCAAAGTTCCAGTTGTTCGATTGCGGTCATATCATTACGAGTTACGCAATGGTCTGGAGACTTCATGGGGAATGAGAAGACCATTGTGTGGTTGGGCTTCATTACGCATGGCTCTGCAACGAATCCCTTATCGATCATGAACTGGCAGATTGGGTCCTTACGGTCTGCACGAACACGACGAATGTAATAGTCGGCATGACGAGCATGAATACCCGAAGCAGCATCAACCAACTGACTGACTGTTCCGCTCGGTTTTACACAAGTGATGGCAGCAGATTCATTGATCTTTAGCTTATGTGCATATTCCTTATTAGTTTCGATTGCGACATGACGCAAATGATCAAGAACATCCTTAAGGTCTACACCACCAGCACGACCATTGGTGATTTCATTATCCATGATACCAGTCAAGGATACTCCAAGCAGACGCTCTTCTTCACAGTTTTTCTTCCAGTCGCTTGAAAGATAACGGAAGTTGGTAAGAGTAGACTGGAATGTGCCTAGGATAGTCGCAAGACGAACCTTACGAGCAAGTGTATCTGGAGTATCGTCTGCACGAATTACGACTTCAGATAGATTGCAGAACTCGCGGTCGCGTAGAATGATCTCTGAGCAAGGATTCGTTCCGAAGTCGTGGTTTGGATCACGACGATCTCCAAGACGCTTGATCTGATTCCTTGCAGCCTTACGGTTAAAGATACCGCGCTCTCCGCTCTTGCTCTTGTAGAGTGAAACCCATTCGTCCATGAAGGTAGCCATGTCTGGCTTTTCCTTGTAGCAGGCTGAGTTGTTTGCTAGGGCGCGTTGAGCATTGTTCTCCCACCATGCACCGCTCTTTGCCATACGCATACGATCATCGTCAAGGGACGAGAGTGAGATAAGAGCAGAGCGACGAACCCCACCGACAACTACGATTTCAGCAATTTTGCATACGATATCGTGGCATTCGACGGTAGTGAGCTTTCTACCCGCTGCCTTGCGGAAGGTTTCAATGGTAAATCTGAAAAGGTCTTCCAGAGGTTCAGGTCCCGATGCTCGTCCACCGAAGGTTTTAAGTCTTGCTCCAGCAGGACGAACTTTTGAAACATCCCATTGCGGAATCTGACCACCAATGAGTAATGAGAATAGCTCTCGGTAGGCTTTAGCCCAACCAATCTTAGAATCTTCCACCACGATAATAGTATCGCTATTTGTAAATTCTTCAGCAATAGTAGGAAGCTTTTCAACGAATTCCCTTTCGACAGAAAAACCGACACCTGTTCCGCACATTAAGATGTATACAATTTCGTCAAACGAGCGAACCTTGCTCGTTGAAACATAGGAGCAGTTATACCCTGCTACATGGTCGCGTTCTAGTGCCTCACCTGCGGTCATGAGGCAACGCATGGACGGCATCACTTCCAAATTCAATACCGCTGTTTCGAGTTCCTTACGAAGATCCTTTGAAAGCTTATAATTGCAATTGTTCTTCAGATGGTCCTCAAAGAAATCAAAATAGCGGTTTACAGTCTCTCCCCATGATTCACGACGCTTTTCTTCTTCGATCCAACGAGCATAACGAGAGGAATGGATAAAACTTTGGTATGGGGTTGGTAGTGGCATTAACATATTTCCTTTTTTAGTTGTGGCATTCTAGCCGTGTTGGGTATTTAGTCAAGGTTTACTTCGTCAGTTCCTGCCAAGAGACAGGAAAACAGGGCTGAATTAGCTGCCCAATAGCCGAAGCGTATTCCCGGACTTCCCATTGAGCATGGGGGTCGATTCTTTGCTTAAAAACGCGCGCATACGCGGCCAGAGAACCCGTCCAGTACCATTCAGTGTATGTACCCTGGGGTAGGGTGAAACGGGCTTGCTCAGGGGCTACGCCAGCCTCCAGGAGCCATTTGTAGGTCTTTAGGGCATCACTAGCCACCCCAAAGTACATGGCCTCAGCAGCCGCTACCGTGTCTTCGCTGGTAATAAAGTCTTCTGACCCCTGCTTTGCTCCATTTGTGGGCTTAGAACGCCACTTTGGAATGTAAATTTCGGGTTCTTCGGTTACATAACGACGAGAAATTTCATTCTCGACAAACCCAACCTTGTGCTTAAAAAGCTGGGTTCGAATCGAAATTGGGGCCTTGATGTGAAGCATGATCT